TCATCCTGATTTACAAGATCATGATCAAAAGGCATTCGTGTTACCTTGTCCTGATTATCCTTGTGCATCTTGACACAACCCGGAATCTCTACAATCGGAAAACCAATCTGCAATGTTACCGGTGGATTATTACTTGGAACAAAAGGCACACCATTTAACCATACCTCATTTGTACCAAATTCTTTAATTACAACATTCGGAATATTGATTTCATTTATTGGGGACATACACAGAACCTGATTGTGTAGGCATTGATTCTCTTATCTGAGTCAATACCTGTTTTTCAATTACACTTTCTATAAATTTTCTGTTCTCATCAATTCTTGTCTGCTTAGTAATATTTGTATAAACAGTCATACTAATCAGAAATACAACACCTACAAAAGATGTTGCTGACATAATATTAAAAATCAATTTCATTCTTCTTTTGGTTGTGGGTTTCCTTTCTCAGCAGCATATAATGCAAATGACTTTGTAGCAACTAACGACAATATATGTTTGATGTTGTTACTATCGTTTTGATCAAGTTCTTGAGTAGCAATAGCACCTACAACAATACCTAGTTCAACAAGCACGACAAGAAAAATTAATTTTAATGCCCATTTTCCTGAGTTGAAAAATCGACTGATCTGTGTTCCGATAAATTGTTTCATAGTAGAATTGCTCCGATAATAAATCCTTTTGTAAATGCAAGACAAAGCATTTGATAATCAGTCAAGTTAAACTTGTTCTGTATCTTCTTTGCCATTTTCTTGTCCCACTCTTTCACATGATATAAAGCATGTGAAACAGGGTTCATCTTTTCATGATTTTCGCAAGACATTTTTTAACCCTCGTTTAATGTACCTAGTGATCTACGAATCTCTCGGAGTTCCTCAAAATTCTTTTTCTTTGTACCACCATCATACTCCCATGCATACCCTTCAGTGATCATTTTTTCATTGAGTGATACATCATCATCGCCAACATATAACCAACCAAGAAGCCTACCATACTTACCCATGCCACCTTTGAGTTCGGTTCTAATAGTAAGTTCTTCATCTCCATCAAGTGTGTCCTGTAGATTCTTTTGCATCCAATAAGTAGCATCTAGTCCTAATGCTTTCTCTTCTAAGTCTCTGGTTCTCTTCTCAGGAGTATCAATACCAGCTATCCGAACCCTTTCTTTTTTTATAAGGTCGAAACCTAAGTCAATTGAAACATCAATGGTATCACCATCAACAACTTTATCAACTGATACGACTCGGAAGTTATAACAACTTTTCCGACTCGGTGGAACCATTGCTCCCATCTTCTTGCTCCCAAAAATTATCTAGTGCATTATTTATAGCATCAGCAGGTAAGGTCATATTCTGTTCCATTCTTGTTCTTCTTGCATTTCTTAGAAACATTCCTTGAATCTGCATCCACTGTTCTGGGTTGTATATATCAACATCTCCTCTCATTTCTTCTCTTACTAATAATGGTTTATCCAAATGATCTGGACAATTCGCAGGTGAACCATCTAAAGGTAAACTACAAGCATGTGCAGCATCATCCGTTATTGGAGCTGTGCCACACATTGTTAAAAAGAATATTGGTATTATTGCAAGTTTATTCATTTGGATACCATGTATCGTACTTAAATATCCAGTATATCACAATTGCTACGAAAATCAATAGTATTGCTACCATAATGTTAACCGACCACACCACCGTTTGAACTGCCATAATTTAACCTCCCACCAAGATCTTTTTCGATAAACTGGTAATATTTCTTTGAACCTATGTGTCATATTGTATATATCAATGTGTGGAAACCGACATTTCACTGCGTATATATACCTAGTGTGATATTATAAATAATAGCGTACTGGAGTTGAAACTATCATGTCCCACTACACACTTGGTTGGCACGACCAACTAAATGAGTATCACGAAATAGGCGAATATGCCACAGACGCTTTTGAAGCGGTAAAACACGCAAGAGAAGATGTTCCGTATCTACACGAACATCCATTTTCTTTAGATAAAATTACGGAGATAAAATGAAAGACCTACCAATCAAATCAACATCTATTTTATTTGGAGTAATATGTATAGCAGTTATTACTTCTATTAATTATGCATGGGTATGAAGAAATTTAACACAATCGTTCTTGATATAACAATCTATATCTTAGATTTTCTTTACAGAGGTAGAGACTTTCAAAGGTTTTGGGTATTAGAAGTAATTGCAAGAGCACCTTACTTCTCATTTATCAGTGTGTTACATTTCCGTGAAAGTCTTGGCCTTCGAGGAGAAGACCATATATACTTAATGAAGGAACACTTCTATCAGGCACTCAATGAAACAGAACATCTGGAAGAAATGGAACTTAGGGAGGGCAATAAGTATTGGATCGACCGCTTCTTTGCCAAGCATCTTGTTCTACTTTATTATTGGATCATGGTTGGGTATTATCTTCTCAATCCTGTTAACGCTTACGACATAAACATGAAGATCGAAAAGCATGCCTTTGAGACATATACAAAATACAGCGCATACCATCCTGAAGATACAAAGATCGCAGAAATTGCACAGGATGAATTAGACCACTCTAGAGAGTTAAGAAAAGCAATGCTAATGGTTGCTTAAACTCTCTTTCTTTTTTTAGTAGACAAAGCAAATATTCCGACTACACAAATTACTGGTAAAAGTATTGTATTCAGTGTCATCATCAATTCTATATTGGTGAGACCTGATGCACTCAATGCTCTATCAGACCAAGTTCCTGATAATGTCCATACTTGTGGATTTGATAGAAAAATCATATATTTTTTAATTACTATACTATATCTAGTTGATTCCTTGAGCAAAGTCAAGTGCTTTTCGTGCTGTTTGTAACATTTTAATCTTTTTATAGTCTTTTGCATACGGAACAGTTATATTAAATCCAAGTAAATCTCCCTCTGGATCGTTAGGAATACCAACTGGTTGCACAAAAAAGATACCGGCATGGGCAACACATTTCCATCCGATATCTACGAATCCTAAATCCCTAAGTGCACACTCAAGTTTTAAAGAGTGACACCCATCGATTAGTTTCATTAACAATTTTTATTCAAGTCTTCTGCCATACCACCACCAATCTCTGCACCTTGATTACCTGAGAACATAGTTACCCAACCAGCAGCAACCCAACCAACAAAGGGAATATTAGAGAGAGCAGGAGCAGCAGCAGCACCAACGCTGGAACCCACGAGTCTTCCTGTTCCTTCTGCACCTCCGATTGCTTTAATACACGCTTCGGACTTTCCTCCGTTTGATGAGATTGTTGTTGTGGTTGGTTTATGGTGTACCGCACCGTCCATCGTGTATTGCTCAGTGACCTTTTCAATGTTGTTAGCCAACCCAAGAAACCCACCTTTTTTCTTAATATCCCTTTCCACATGCATAACCTTTGGATCGTTTGCACGATAACTTATCTTATATCCATCTCTTCCAACTTCTGCATTGTATGATGTATAAGGGCCTACTGGTAAATTAATACTAGGTAGTTTGCTTTCACGATTGGATAATGACCCAATCATACCTATATGAGACAAACCAATAAGTCCACCCAAACTAAGAGCGAACCACTTACCCCACTTCACTTGCTTTTCCATTATTTCTTAGGAGGAGTTGGACTTGGAGCAAGAACCATAGGTGCTTGTTCTAATCTTATTGTCTGTGCAGGTGCAGTTGTTGCTGCTTTTGCAATCAACATCTCCATGTCTGCCTTAGATACTTGTGCGGGTGGTTTTGCACCATTCGCACCATTCTTTTTACTAGCAGTTTGAATACCAAAACTAGCCAAAACTCCTGTGAACACCGAAGCTATAAAGGTTGGATCTATATTCTTTTGTGGAAAATTTGGTATAGAAACATAGTTCAATGTTAATATTCCACCACTCCACACCAAAATTCCAAGACGAACAAATGTACTAAAGATTTCCATTTGTTCCTCTTTATCCTCAGAGAACTCTTTGAGTTTACCAAGAGGGCCTTTCTTCTTTTCCTCTTTTTTCTCTTCTTCTTTTTTAACTGCTTCTGCCATAATACTTGGGATATGCAGCCCTATTTAGAAGATTAATATTTCTAGAAGGAAGGTATTCCAAACCCTTCACCAACAGGAGGTATAGCAGCATCTGGTGTGCCACCAAGATCAGGTAGTCCTCCACCAACTATTCCACCAAGGCCACCGGGCATGACAGATTCCATAATCTTACCTTTAACATCTTCGATGATTGCATCCTTTCTGATGAATACATATCCACCAAGACCAACTACTCCAAGTGCAACTGCACCTGAGAAGATAGCGATTCCATTAATAATTTTTTGCATTTTAATAACCGTAATAACTTAAAAAGTGTTGAATAATACCATCACAATTTAGATTTCCAGAGGAGACCCAGTTGTCAGCACACTCATAAATGATATGACTTTGGTATTTAGGGATTCCCTGTTCATTGTTTTTAGCACCAAACTGACCTAAGAGAATTCTCAGTGCTTCTTGCCGAAGCAACATTTGATGAGGAGTATAATTATATGTCATACTCACTACCTTTCCCTATAAACTCTAGGGAGTAAATATCATGATCGGGGTCATCCATTTCAATCCATTCTTCAAATTCTTTGTATATAGCATGTTTATCACCAATCGGAACTACTGATTCAAGTCGATTAATAGACCATTCACGAGTCCTGTTTAGTGTTTGCTTCAAAGTTACCATAATCTTTACGCATATAGCGTCCTAGTATGTTGCTATTATAGTACCTTGGTGTCCCATCGTCAAGTGCTTCCATTAACACATTGTGAATAAACAACTGTTTTGTCTCTTCGTAGTTTACTTTTCCAAGGGTTGTATGAAGACTTAAGATTTCTCTTCGGAAAGAACTTCTACCAATGCGCTTAATATCCTGTTTAAGTTCGTCAGAACTTCCAAAGTATCGTTTCCAGTCTGACTCGCTTGTAACTCTTCGCTTTCCACCTTTTGGTTTTCGCTTCTGCACGAAGTACTTTCTTCCGATGTAGGATTTCTCATTGGTGGTATTGGTGATGCGATAGACGAACCCATAATAGTCCCCGATATCATCAGAGGTAAAAGGAGTACCTTTGTAAATCCAAGGGTTTTCATAATCAACTTGCTTATCAGTCATTTAATTATAACATCACAATACTATCTAGTCAATAAAAAAGAGGGTGATTAAACCCTCAGATTGTTTGATTTTCTATCCATTCGTATGGATCTATGTCCCCAAATAGTTTTTGACTATGTTTTGCGCAATCGAAATACGCTTGAATACAGTCATCAACTTCGTCATAATTTAAACCCTGAGAATGTGTCTTTCTTAACATCCTGTTTGATTCCTCCAACGACATAGCTTTCTACCTCTGTTTCTTGTGGTGCAACTTGTAATCCTTTAGATGAGATCCAATGCTGTGTCCAAGGTAAAGGGTTTGCTCTTTGAGCAATGTCGTATACTGGTTTAAGACCAACTGCTTTCATTCTTTTATTTGCAATCCACTCAACATATTGTTGAAGTAATTTTTCGTTAAGACCAATCATTGATCCAT